CTTTAGTTCAGATATTTCTAAGAAATACAAATTCACCAAATTGTAATAATTACCAACAACAAACTATTTATTAGGGATGAGTACTCTCCAATCCATAATAAAAAGTTTTCACCTACAGGATGAATTGAATCCTAAAGTTTGGTATTTGCCAAATGAAAAGTATATGGGTGACCCTGATGGTCAGGTTTATAAAATGAGACCAAAGGTTAGAGAGAGGTTACTTGAAATCGCAAATATCTTTATTGAGTTCTTAGATGTTAATGTTGTTATTAGTGATATCACAATGACAGGTTCCTTAGCCAATTATAATTGGTCTCAATATTCAGACATTGACCTTCATTTAATGGCGGACTTTAATCAATTCTCTGAAGAAGAACTTCCACTTTACAAAGAATTATTTACACTTAAAAAAACCATTTTTAACGACAAACACAACATTAAGATTTTTGGTTATGACGTTGAATTGTATTTACAAGATTCTAATGAACCCCACGTAAGTACTGGGGTTTATTCTGTTTTAAATGATGAGTGGATTACTGACCCTAAGAAAGAAGATGTTGAGGTTAATAAAGAACGTATAAAACAAAAATCACAACAATGGATGGATATTATTGACGGTGTAATTGAAAACGCTCAAGATGAACCAATTGACGAAGCCAAAAATCTTATTAAGAAATATCGTGATAAGTTAAAGAAATATAGAACAAGTGGTTTATCAGAAGGTGGTGAATACTCAGATGAAAACCTAGTGTTCAAAGTTTTAAGAAGAAATGGTTACATTGAAAAGTTAATCAACTTCACAAATAAACATATTGACAAGAAATTGTCATTAAAAGAGAAACTGAGTAATTTATAACATTTTAAATACTCAATATATTTATATATAAAATAATTTTTTAAAGAAAAACAAAAATGGCAGGATTAAAACCAATCGGAAGTGAAAAATTACAAGGTATGGATAAGATTAACCGTATCCTTGAAATTTCAAGATACAAAGAAAATACACCTCAACCCGTAAATGAAGACAAATCGGTTGAGTATCGTAAAACGTTATCTGATGGTAACGAGTATCAAATCGTAAAAGAAAAAAACGGTTACGTTATCAAAAAATCGTTAAATGAAGGTCTTGAGTACCTTGAGCCAATGAAGAATAGAAAGTATTATTCTTCTTATTCTCAAGCATTTAAAAGACTTAACTTAATAGCTAAAGAAGTTAACATTAACGAAGGTTATGATAATAACGTTTCGTTATTTGAAAACGCGGCTAATGAAGCCACTAAATACATTTTAAAATTTGGTGAGACTAAGGAACAAGCACCTGCTGCGGCACCTGCCCCCGCTCCTGCACCTGCTCCCGCTCCTGCACCCGCTCCGTCACCTGAAATGGCTCCTGAAGCACCTGCAGATGACTTACCGATGGATGATGAAATGGATATTGACATGGAAACTGAAGTTGAACCTGAAGATGAGGAACAAGTTACTTATAAAACTATTCAAAAATTAACAGGTAAGTTAGCGCAAAAAATCAGAGCGTTTAACGACGACGAAGATAAAGAAGAAAGTATGTCTTCTAAAGACATTAAGTACGTAATCAATTCTGTATTATCGGCTTTAAATCTTAATGATTTAGAGGAAGAAGATATGGAAAGTATTGTTAACAAACTTGAGGGTGTTGAAGAAGAAGGTCTTGAAGGTGGTGAAGAAGAAATGGATACTGAAATGGATGTTGACATGGAAACAGAAGTACCTGCAGAACCTGAAGTACCAGCTGAAATGGCTGAAGAAATGGATATGGGTGACGGTGAAGAATTTGTTGATTATTTATTCTCTGACGTTGATGAAAATGAAGAAATGAATGAGGAAGATGATTATATGTCAAAAGTTGAAGAAATGATTGAGGGTATGTTCACAGAATCTAAAGTAGATAGTGTATTGAAAAAATACTTCAAGACTTCAGATAACGAAAAAATGATTACAGAATCTAAAAAACAAAAATTATCTAAGAAACTTGAATCAGTGTGTGAGAGTAAATCTCAATTGATGGTTTCTAAGAAATTGGTTAATAAATACCCAAACGCTAAATTAGTTGGTAAGACAGTTAATAAGAATTTGGTATTTGAATCAAATAACCGAAAAATTAGAGTAACAAAAGACGGTCAAATTCTATGAGTTATTTAATATATGTTAACGAGCTTGGTCCTAATTACAAGGGTGATAACATATATGAATTTATTTTCTCAGATAAGACTGAAGATATTTGGGGTGAAAACTGGGAATCTAAACCATCAAATGGTTACCCCTTCCCACCTGATTTAGAACACATACACAAGGTAGGTGTTTTAAAGAATGATTTAATAACCATGTCGGTGGTTCAAAATTCCGACTATTTTTCTATGATGGATGCGATGGACGGAGTTATCGCTTTATCGTGGGAGAATGAAACTGATGATGTTGACTTTACCCAAGAAACCAGATTGGTTTTTAAATTTGGTGAAAAAGAATCATCGGTAAAAGATAAATTATATGAACGTGATATCGTTTTAGAATTTGAAAAGAAGGTAGTATATGAAAACTAACCAAAAACAATTAAAGTTAATTCAATACGGTCTAAGACCATCTACGGTGACTAATTTATCTGAGTCACAAGTTAATTCATTATTCAGAAGACTTACCGAATCAAAAGAGGAGTATTGTGACGCATGTGACAGAGTTAAGTCTAAATGTGTTTGTGGTGAAAAGAAAGAAACTAAAGAACAAGTAACTAGTGTTACGGAACCGCAAAAACAATCGTTTAAAATTGGTCCTTCAGGTGGTAATTTACCAAACAATCCTTCAGGTAAAGGGTATCAGTTTAAGAAAAATACTGATGGTACTATGACCGCAACACCAATGGAGTCTGAAATGACTGAGGATATGGACGCACAAATGGATTGGTTAATGAAGGGTAAAACACAAGACCCTGTACAAACAGGACCAACTGGTGATGGAGACGAAGACTCTATCCAAGAAGAAAAAGATTTAATGGAAAAGTTTGAATCTAAAAAACAACAAAAATATTTCTTTGCAAAATGTGGTGACGGTAAAACTAAAGAACAAAAGAAATGGTGTAAAATGGCTGAAGAATTTGCCGACAAAACTAATTTCAAAAAGTTACCTGAAAAGAAAAAACAAGAAACTAAAGAAAGTGGTATGAGTAATTTTACTAAAAAAGTTGCATCGGCATATGCGGGTGGTTTAGCATCTAAGTTGAATAATAACTTAATTAATCCTACATTTGGTGAAAGTGAGGTTGAAAAACAAATTATGAAATTAGTAGAAAAACACATTACACCAAAGATGAGTAAAAAAGAATTTATGAATTTGGTTAAGGAGCAGGGTACTAAAACAGCACCTGTGAGACCTGGGGTTAGACCTGATGTTGACACACCATCAAGACCGTCAAAACCTGCAACACCATACAAACCAAAGCCAGGTGTTAAACCAGCACCTAAAGCTAAAAAAGAAATACCAACTTGGTTAACATTTAACGAACTAGGAATTAAATTACAGGACTAATGAAAAGTACTAACAGCAAAACAATTATTAGACAATTAGAACATAAATTGGTTACTGAAGGTTTAACCAAGAAGGAACATACTTTGCTTCGTGAATATAAAGAAAAAGTAACTGAAGCACCAATAGATTACGAAGGTCCTGAAAGAATGGAACCTGGTATTGAGAGAAAGATTACTTCAAAACAAACACCATATAGTCAGGATTTCCCTGCAATTCCTAAGATGGATAGAGACTACGTAGAACTTATCTCATCTAAGAGATTTAAGGATTCTGTTGAGAAAGTTAGACGTGCTATGGGTGATACAAGAGCAATTCAAGGGGCAAATCCTTTGATGAGTTTAATGATGACCGCAATGCAATCACTACAACAAGTTGTTATGATTCAAATGCGTAATAAAGAAGGTTTAGAAAAATTAGCCGTTGACTTGGTAGTTAAAGAAATGGGTATTCCTGAAGGTGCAATGCAGTTTGACGCTGAATTGGTGATGCAACCTATGGGAGCTTCAGAAGGAATGCAAGAAGAACCTGAATTACCAAGTGAAGAAGAAATTGAAGAGTTTATGGGTGATGTTGAAACATTCAACATGGAACGTGCTAAAAGACGTTTTCTTAACTCATTAATTCAAGGTGCCGCATTCAAGGGTGGACACATGTTTAACTTAGTATCTACAGAGTTAAATCAAATTGACCCTCGTTTGATGAATCTATACACTGTAACACAAGCGTTAATGGAACACGCATATTGGTTGTACCCTGATATGGAAGGTATGGCCGGTGGAGGTGGTGGTCAAATGGGTCAAGAAGAAATTGATACTGAAACTGACCCACCAACAGTAAAGGCGAGAGCAATGACTTTCCCCCTTTTAGTACACGAATTGGTTAAAGGTGTTTATGAAGTATTTGGTACTCATGGATTACCTGATGACCCAAGACAACAAGAAATGGTTATGAAGGCCGAAGATACTTTACCAGCTGAGATTTGGGACTCTCGTTTAGGTCCAATCTTCTGGGAAAAATTCATGGCGGCATATCCAATGGAATTGTTTGAGGATGATATGAAACACATCCAACACTACCTGTTTATGAGATTCTCCAAATTAAATGCAGAGGAATTTTTCAGAGTGGCTAAACTTATCCTTTCAGGTAACCCACAAGGGAATCAATTCATTCAAAGAATGGTTGATGAAATTGTTAAAGAATTAAATGAGTACGAGGCTGAACAAGCTTACTCATCAGACGACGATGATTTAGGTGATGATGACCTTGATGATTTATTAGGTGGCTTGGGGATATCAAGAAGCTAATTAATCTAATTGATGTCTAATTTAACAAAAGAACAAGTTTTAATTGAATATGTTAAATGTCAGAAAGACGTACAATACGCCTTAAAGACCTATCTACAGACTTACGATAACACAGCGTCTCGTTACGTACCGTTAGAGTTATTCCCTGACCAATTATCATTATTACAGGATTACGAAGAGTATAACGAAAACATTGCGTTAAAATATCGTCAGGCGGGTGTATCAACCGTAACCGCAGCTTGGATATCAAGAAAATTAGTTTTTGCTAAAAAACTTAAACCAGAAAAAATTCTTATTATCGCGAATAAATTGGACACCTCTTTAGAGATGGCTAATAAAATTCGTGCATTTGTTGGTCAATGGCCAAGTTGGACAGGTGTTGATTTTGCACCTGAAAAAAACTCTCAAAAACATTATAAGTTAACTAATGGTTGTGAGGTTAAAGCCGTTGCAACATCTAAGGATGCCTTACGTGGATTTACCCCTACGATTCTTGTATTTGACGAAGCGGCGTTTATTGAAGCCGATAGTGACTTCTGGGCGGCTTGTATGGCATCACTATCTACGGGTGGTAAGGTAATCGTTGTGTCTACACCTAACGGATACGACCCAATTTATTACGAGATTTACGACCAAGCATTGAGGAACATGAATGACTTCAAGATTACCGAGATGTATTGGTTTAGAGACCCTCGTTACGCCAAAGATTTATATCTTGTTAAGACTGACGATATTATCCATTATTTGTTAAATAAAGAAGAATATAATGAAAAGGATATTATCAGTTGGGGGGAAAAACCATTTAAAGAACGTGATTACGAAGAATTAAAAGAATTAATGAATCAAGGTTACAAACCAAGTTCCACATGGTTTGAGGCAATGGTTAAGAAATTAAAATACGACAAACGTAAAGTTTCTCAGGAGTTGGAATGTAACTTCTTGGGTTCAGGTGATAACGTATTTGATTCTAAATTAATGCAAACTGTTCGTGAGAATATGATTCGTGAACCTGGTAATAAGATGATGGGCAACGCTTTATGGATATGGAAGGAACCTGTTGTTGGTCATAAGTATGTGATGGGTGTCGATGTTAGCCGTGGTGATAGTGAGGACTTTAGTTCATTCCAAATCATTGACTTTGATGAGAGGGAACAAGTCGCTGAGTTCGTTGGTAAATTACCTCCAGATACAATGGCCGAGGTTTGTTACAAATGGGCTAATATGTATTCTTGTTTTGTCGTAATTGATATCACTGGTGGTATGGGCGTCTCTACATCAAGAAAATTACAAGAAATGAATTTCAAGAACTTGTATGTGGATGGTGTGGATAGTACCAACAAATGGAAGTATGACCCAAAAGCCGCTGAAAAGATTCCTGGTATTAACTTTAACAACAAACGTGTTCAAATCATTGCTTCTTTTGAGGAGGTGATGAGACACGGATTTAGAATCTATAGTAGTCGTTTGTATAACGAGATGAATACTTTTGTATATATCAACGGTAGACCTGACCACCAAAAAGGTCACCACGATGACTTAATCATGTCAATTGCCATGGCAACTTATGTTGCCGAATCATCGTTCGCAAACTTAACCAAAGTTACCGAACACACAAAAGCTATGATTGAGTCTTGGTCGGTTAATTCAAATACACAATCACATGAAGCTATTAGTTTTAATCCTGTAATACCACACGCTCAAGAAAGGATTCGTCAATATGGGGGTCAAAATATCAGTAGAGAAGATTACCAAAGATACGGTTGGTTATTTGGTGTTAGATAATATTTATAAATAAAATTAAGATGGGACTAGTACAACGTAAAAAATCAGGAAACAAATTTAATGGTTCAAAATTAAATGTTGAGGGTAAGGGTATTAGTACCGTTAAACCTGGCGGTAACAATATAATAAACAGACAAAGAGGTAGTGATAATACAGGTGAAGTCAATAGACCAACCAACTCTTAACTATTTAATTATTGATATTTAGAATTAGATTTACTACATGGAAAATAATAATAAACAATATACTGTTTGGCAGAGGTTAACACAAGCCTTTGGTCCTAATGCGTTATTAAATCAGGACTACCCAACTTATAAATTAGATAAGAAAGAATTACTTAGAACCACGTCTAAGCAAGAGTATGAGATGGAGAAACTCCAAGCTCAACAAACTTATTACTTAGCGAACAACTGGACTAAGATTGAAAGTAATTTATATACACAAGCCGTTTATTATGAACCAACTCGTTTGGCATCATTTTATGACTATGAATCTATGGAATATACCCCTGAGATATCTGCGGCGTTAGATATCTACGGTGAAGAATCCACAACTGCTGACCAAAATGGTTACATGTTACAGATTTATTCTGAATCAAAACGAATCAAATCAATTCTTGTTGATTTATTTAACAACGTATTAGATATTAACACCAACTTACCTATGTGGACAAGAAACACTTGTAAGTATGGTGATAACTTTGTTTACTTGAAACTCGACGCTGAGAAAGGTGTTGTAGGTTCAATGCAATTACCAAACATAGAGATTGAACGTCTTGAAAGAGGTATGGCCGCTAAGTCAGCGAATGTTGACGAACCGAAAGAAAACAAAGGTCTACGTTTTAAATGGAAAGCCAAGGATATGGAATTTAATTCTTGGGAAATTGCTCACTTTAGATTGTTAGGTGATGATAGAAAACTTCCTTATGGTACGTCTATGTTAGAAAAGGCAAGACGTATTTGGAAACAACTTTTATTATCTGAAGACGCGATGTTGATTTATAGAACATCAAGAGCACCTGAAAGAAGGGTTTTCAAGGTGTATGTTGGAAACATGGACGACAAAGATGTTGAACCATATGTACAACGTGTCGCTAACAAATTCAAAAGAGACCAAGTGGTTGACTCAAAGACTGGTAATGTCGATATGAGATTTAACCAAATGGCTGTTGACCAAGATTATTTTATCCCTGTTAGAGACCCTGCAGCACCAAGTCCGATTGACACATTACCAGGTGCACAGAACCTAGCGGAGATTGCCGACATCGAATACATCCAAAAGAAATTATTAACAGCTCTTCGTGTCCCTAAGGCGTTCTTAGGTTTTGAAGAAGTTGTTGGTGATGGTAAGAACTTATCCCTTATGGATATTCGATTTGCGAGAACAATTAATAGAATCCAAAAATCGATGATTGCCGAGTTAAACAAAATCGCAATCATTCACCTATTCTTATTAGGTTTTGAGGATGAGTTATCAAACTTTACATTAGCTTTAACAAACCCATCTACACAGGCGGATTTATTAAAGATTGATGTATGGAAAGAAAAATTATTAGCTTATAAAGATGCTGTTACCGCAATCGAAGGTATTGCACCTGTATCTGTAACATGGGCTAAAAAACATATTTTAGGTTTCTCTGATGAAGAGATTAAACTTGACCTACAACAACAACGTATTGAGAAAGCTGTTGGTGCTGAGTTAACAAACACCGCAACAATCATTTCTCATACAGGTGTGTTCGATAACATCGACAAACTTTACGGTTCTAAATCAGGTTCTACTGAGAACGCAGGAGGAGCCGGAGCACCACCACCTCCAGGTGGAGACATGGGGGGTGACTTAGGGGGTGACTTAG